ATATTATTAACTAACTGATCGTCTCCTACATTGATTAACATGTAGTTATTAACCAGATCGTCCAACGTCACATACTGATAACTTCCCCAGTTGGCTTCATTTTGATAGTACTGCTGATCTGTCATCTATTATGATTTTTGTTGATTGTCGTTTACTTCTTCTGCTTGCATTAATTGAACTACATCTGCCTCTTGGATAGATACACCGGATAACTTACAAATCCCAACTACCAATCGCGGCGCATCAGTGTATGGTAATTCAAAATCCTGAAAATCACTAGCTGATTGATTAAATAATGGCTCTCCTCCTGTAAGTGATGTATACGTCCATTTAGGATCAAGTGGGTATCTCAAATAACTAACAGTAACGTTTGATATTATCGTAGTTGGGTATATCTGAATACCTTGAACATCTGCTCCTGTTGCATACTCGTTAAGTACGTATACAGGGTATGATGTAGTAGGAGCTACCATGCTTGATGATAGCAAGTTTAATATCTTTGTCGGACCTACTTTTTCAATTTCAACTGCATTGTTATATGTAAGTCTTATTAATTTATATGGCTTTGGCTCCTCTGGCTGCCCCGGATTGTCTCCCGGTACGTAGAACTTGTCGGATGTATTATTGTATACAAGGACGTCCTCCACTAGGAATTTATCTACAATTTCATGAAGTAATTCTGGAACGTCTGAATATCCAGAGTTATGCATTCTAGCGTTCTGCTTGTTGATTGCATTGCTGTAGTCGTACATGTACTGACCGAACAAATCCAATTGAGTCTGTCTTGCAAACAGGTTGAATTCCTCTGGTGTAATGTATCCACGATTGTCTTTACTTACTATCGCTAAGACTGTATTTCTGATAGTATTAATCATAATGCAAAGATAGTAAAAAAGGGCACTCGATATGAATGCCCTAATTTAAGTTAGATACTGGTACTTATTACGCGATTGTAACTGCCAATGCTTTGATACCTGTAGGTAAAGATACTAATTTTGATATGTCTGGTCGCTGTCCATTACCATGAACTTCAAGAATAGCTGTATCAATTGCATTTTCAACTGTAGTAACATACACAGATGCAACTGGCTGATGAAGAACTGTAATGATGTCAGTTCCAGCACTATTAGCTGAATAGTTAATGGTAGTTTGATAATTAGTTGATGCAGATCTTTTTACTAATGCTACTCCTTCAGCTAATACAGGCTTGTCAACATATTGAGTTGCGCTATAAGCTGAATAAGCCTCTCCTGATGCCGCAATATCAGCGCTTAACGTAACCAATGTTGCTGAATCAATTACTGTAATTGTAGCGAATGTATTATCTGTTGTGTTGTGAATAATATCACCTACAGATAAGCCAGCTGAACTAACTACTGTTAATTTGTTTGTTACTGTTGTTCCAGCAGTACCTGCTTGTAATAGAACTTGTGTTCTAATTTTGATAAACTTTGCCATTTTAAAAAACGATTAATGGGTTAATAATAGCCACAAAGATAAACAAAAAAGCCGACAGTTAAGCCGGCTCTTATATTAGTCTTCGTATTGTGCTTGAAGATATTTATAGAAATCAATTCCGTCATCCGTTTGAAGGAAAGCAGACAATGCAGAGGCAGCTGATTCTCCTAATGGAACCGTCATTAATTTTTTCTTGTTGTCTTTTAGGTTGTAGTAGATATCTCTATCTCCATTTCGAAGTCCTACATATCCATCTCTGATAGCGCGTGTTGCGATATCGTCTAATTCTAAGTCTGGATCATCGATTGAGTCTAAGAAGTCTTTAGGGTATTTCTTAGCTAAATTCATAGCTTCCCACTTGATTACCTTTGCTTCCATTCCATCTGTATTCAAATCTGTAAAGATTCGAATAATGGAAGCCATTTTTTCAATACTTAATTCTCGACATGCAATCTGAGCATCAAGTGTCAGATCTTCGTGAATCATTTTTTCTTCAGCATTTTTCTCTGGATCCCATTTATAGTACAAGCTATTATTTCCCGGATGTAACTCTAAAAATTCTAACAACACATCATTTCCGGGTGCCACTCTTAATACCCCATCCTCAAAGATGATTGGTTCAAGAATAATATTGGCATCTTGCTCGTCAACAAATACTGAATCTTGATTGGATGCATAACGCAAAGACCTGTTCTTTTTACCGTCGTTATGTAATAGTCTTCTTGTAGGCATGTCTCTCGATTGAAGGATGAAAGATGGTCCTGATTTTTTCTTCAAATAGAAGATTGTGTCTTTTGCTACTGTTTTCATTAGATATAGATTTGAATTAAATTAAAAAGAAAGGGGAAGGAGAACTTCCCTCCCCTCTCAGGCTTTTTCTTATTGGAATAAGAAGAAGTTATTTGCACCTAAAGTACATAATGCTCTTTCCGAAAGGAAATGAACTTGCATTGCATCCAAGTCGCTAGTAGAGGCTCCACCTGCTGAACCTGTGATCCAAGTTTTGTACTTACGGTTTTCTGTTTCCGATTGACGGTAACGAACGTGTAAGAATGGACGTTGCATACGTTTTCCTACAACTTGATCGTATACGTTCATTGTTCCAGCTGGAACTAATACACCGTTAACATTTCCACCTGTAAGACCTCCACGAAGAGTTGCATCATTTAGGTATTTCCAGTCTGTCTTGTAGAAATCGTAAGATCCTCTACGGAAACCTGTAAATCCTAAGTTCAATGCCATCTTCTCATCATTGTCAAACAATCCGTATGATGTACCACCAACTCCGTAAGAGTTTTGAGCAGCCAACATATCATCAATTGCTAAAGCAAATGTACGGTTAGTAAATAATGTGTTTTCAGCTATTGATCCTTGCTTGTCCAAACGATTTAAGATTGTATCGAAATCAGCTAATGTAGATGGAACACCTCCAGACCATGTATTCCCACGAGCTTCAACAGCAGCGAACATACCTTCTGTACCTTTGTTACCAACATCACCTGATGCAGCGATTGCTCCTGACCCAGCTTCTGCCTCAACGTGCTCAACCATCATCATTTCCAAGTAGTCCTCAAAGCGCATACGTGTTTCAGATTTTGACTTTAAGTACCAAAGGTATGACATACCTCCGTCAGTCTCAACTTCAACCCATCCAATCTGAGCCATGTCAGATCCAGCAATTTCGAATTTGTCTTTGATGATAATTGGAGATACTTCGAAAATGTCAACTTCAGCCTCTAAAGACCCTGACATTCCGTTTGCTCCTTTCTTGAATTCAGATCCATAAACAAATGCAGTAGATGCATGAGTCACTGGGATCACTTGACCGCCTGCAGCATAATAAGCTACTGTAAATGTAGCTGGTGTAACATTTGTAGAAGACGCAGTTGTTGCTGTAATGATAGCCTTGTCTGACTTAGTTGAATCTGAGTTAGAAGAAAGGAATACAGTTTGTCCAATTCTAAAGTTACAGTTTAAGTAGTTACCTGAACCATCAACATCTGCTACAGTCCATACTGCAGTATCTTGTCCTGCTGCAGCAGCAGAAGTACATGATGCATACTTAGTGTGTAAACGACCTTCTTCTGTCCACTTGATTAAATCAGAGTTAGAAGGAATCTCTGCGCTCATTCTACGAAGGAAAGAAGAGATTGATCGATCTCCATAACGCGCAAATTCTTGCTCGTATGTGTCTGGTAAATATTGACTTAAAAAGTCAAATGAAGTGATGTAGTTACTCTGAAGAGTAGACTTCACCGAGCTTGGTTGTAGATCATAAGATCCACCGATTGTTCCTGCCATTTTGTAGGTTTTTTGTTTTTGTTATTACTATTTTATCTTGTACCTTGGCTGATCTCCTGCTGATGCATCTCGAATAATAAGTCCTGCTTTCGGCGTAATTGTTGTTGCCGATTTAGTTCCCATATCAATGTTTTTAGAGTCTTTCTCTAGTCCGTTTACCCCATCTGCCTTACCTTGTTCGTAAGCGAATGCGCCAAACTTCTCAACATCTGATGCCACTGCAATTGCACGGTGAAAAGCTTCTGGATCCTTTAAGAATCCTTTGTCGTCCAAGAATTTACCAATAAAGTTGGCAATGTCCGACTGAGACTCTTTAAGTGCTTTAGCTTCTGCTGGCTTGTAAACCAATTCGTTCTCTCCTAACTTAAATTTGAAACCTTCAAATCCATCAGAAAAAAGCTTGTCAGTTTGTTCCGCAAAAAACTTCGACCGAACCTGATTTTCTTGTTCTACCGTTTGAGCTTGCTCAAGGTTTCTTTTAAAAGCATTGTAGCTCTCCTTTTCGCTTTCCGGAACGAAAGAATCTCTTGACTCAAGAGGAACTTTATATTGTTCTTTTAGCTTATTGAAGTGGTCCTTCGCTTTCGAAAGTTCTTCTTTTAAATAAAGCTGTTTCTCAGTTACTTCATCTTCATCGTCAATCTCAGTGTCATAAGCGAATTTTTTCAGCTTAAACGATAATTCACGATCAGAAATTTCTGGATCTTGCTCAATGTAAAAATCTTTCAAGGTCTTCATCGGGTCCTCTTTAGAGTAGTCCTTCTGAAGTTTAACGAAATCCTCAAATGATCTTCCAGTGTCTTTCTTGTAGTCCCAATATGCCTTAACATCTTCAGGCAAGTCAAGCTCTGGTTTCTTTTGAAGTAACGCCTCAAACTCATCTAATGAGTTCACCTCGATATTTCTTTTGCTCTTAATAAATGAAAGAACGTCTTCTTCTTTTAATTCTGGTACAATCGTTTCTGGAGCAGTTTCAATTACTTTCTCTTCCGTCGGCTTGTCTTGATTTTCCTCAAGACTTTTTTCGTGCTGTTCTACCAACTCTTTTTCGATTTCGACGACTGATTTCTCATTTCCGTCTACTACTCGAACTGATTTGAATTCCATATAGATTTAAATTTAATTGTTACAAAATTAACAAAAAGATTGATACGCTTGATTTACGAGCCTTTTACCCACTTCTTGTTATTTGGCTGTGCAGTATCTGAAGGACTCCATTTGACTTTATCTGCCCAGTAAGCAGCCGATAGTTTTACTTTTGTTTTATTTTTTCTCATATCTATTACTTCGGCATAAATTATTTAAGACCTTTTGCCTATAGTTTTGGTTTTAATATCATATCCACCAGTGGCTTTTTTTGTTCCAGTTTCAACTTTTTTATACCCATTTGTTTTTCTTGTATCCTTGAATGAAACTATTTTACCATCAACTTTTACATCTTTTGTTTTTATAACAGATTTAGGAGACGTAGCTGTAGCATTCCTTTTATATTTTTCTTTTACTATAACCTTGTCACTAAATGGAGACTGTATAGTTGTTACAATTTTTTTAGCGCCATCACTTGTGGTACTCTTGTTTCTGCTTAATATTTTTTTCATTATTTCTTTTGTTATGTTATTACTTTGGCATAAACGATTCTAAATCAAACGCTCCAGCACCACCTGTAGAAATCAAGTCATTACCAGAGCTTTCAAAATTCTTTGCTGGAAGTCCTTTCTGACGCTGTTCAACTAATTCAGACTGTTGTGTTGCCTGAAGTTCTGTACGCTTGTCCTTACGGTCTTCCTTCTCTTTCTCACGTTTAAGTACTCCGTCAGTCTCAATGCCTTTAAGTTCCATATTGTATCCGAACTCGATAGCCATTAATTCTTTCTTTAGATTAACTTCAGCTTGCATGCGTTGAATATCCAATTGAACTTCTGCCTGTTTTAAGCTGATTTTTCCATCGATCTCCATTTGAGTCTTCTGCATTGATGTCTGTGCTGCCATCTGCTGTGACTCCATATTGATCTGAGCTTGCATTTGTTGTTGCTGATCTTCTCTCGCTCGCGCATCTTCTAACTTACGACGTCTCTTCATTTTCAAGAGTTCGTTCGCTAACTTGATGTTCTTTACATTTCGAATATCAATAGCGTCCTCTAGATCAATCTGATCTCTCTGTAGGGATATTGCAATATCTCTTTCAAGTTGTTCTTTTTCTTGTTCGTCTGGAGCTAAGTCGATATAGATACCAAAGTCATACAAATATAAATTCTTGATGTCTTCAATTATTGCAAGATTGTATTTACCAATCTGCATAGCGAACTGCTCCTTGAAGTCTGCATATTTAAGAATGTCAGCCATTCTTAATGATAGGGCTACAGCAAGTCTTCTAGTCATCATTAGACGACCTTCAAGTACGTGACGTGTTGCTGTATTACTGTTCAACGCTGCTAACTTCTGTACTCCTACTAGTGCGTCAGGATTTGGTGTCGATCCATCACGAGCCTCATTAAGACCGGTGACATCGCGAATCATGTTTAGGTAATAGTTGTATGCAGTAATTAATGCGTTAATTTTTCCTTGACCTGCTCCATGAGATAACTCTTGGATTGGTACTCTCGCATTATTAAATTCTCCATCACCTGTGTATGATCTACCAACGACAGATCCGGTCTGAAAGAATAGTTTTAATGCTTCATTCGGATTGTATTCCAATCCTTTTCCTAAGTCTACATCTGTAAGTCCGTCAGCATCAATGAATACTCCATCTGGAACCATTCTAGCTTGGACCTGTTGTAGCTTAAGATGTGTTAATTGAATCTGATCAGCGAATGGAATCATTCTCTTAACAAGTGAATCAATCTGACCTTTATACATTCTAGGCGCAAACATCATGTAGTTTGGCATAGCTTTCTGAGCAGCTGA